CGCGACGCTCCATTGTGGCCCTGGCCCCCTTCCGGAAAGCCTTTAAGCAGGTGATGTCGGAGGCAGAACCACGCAATAAACGCTGGTATCATCCAAAGATGGGGATGTTTCAGGCAATCCACCATCCTGTGCCTGAAAGCCCAAAGGATAATCTGTCACTACATACCGTCAGAGAGAAGATCAGGACTGGATACGCAACAGTGTGTCGTCGTTCTTCCTGGCCTGAAGGTATATGGGTGTGGCCCGAAGGTGGATCACGAAAGCACTGGCGCACTATCCGGGACGGGAAAATCCATGCTATTGATTTAGCGCCAGAGGATATTGTTGCTACGGACTGGATTGTTAGTTAATTACTGTTGCCCCGGCCTGTCCGGGGCTTTCGTGACTAAAAATCTGTTCGCTGTCGCCATGCGTTTTTTAACTCAGGAATATCCGCCATTTCAATTAACTTGCGAAGTCCAGCACTGACTTTCCCATTGCCAACCATAGCAAGCCAATCTCTTACTGCTTTCGGCATGTAGAGCGTTGCAGTTACCGGCTCTTCAACCCTGGCAGGACATCCGCATACAGGCCATTTAACTGATTCCATAACTTCGGATGCCGGGGTGAGGGCGGGGACATTGAGTATATCTCTACCAGAAAACTGGATAACGATCCGTTCAGCGAGCGAGAGTATCTCACTTTCGGCAAGAATTGATGCCAACTGCGCCTCAACAAGAAAGCGACTTGTTGTGTTCAGAGAGTGGCTCTTAGCGCCATTTTTATACGAAACAAAGATTCGATACGCCATAACTCTAATGATTTGTGTTAGAAAACTAAAATTAAATCACATAACAACATGCGTGTTAATAGATTTTATTTTACTAAACCTATTGACTAAATCACAAAGTAGGTATTGTTAGCCCGTCAAAAGAACCTTCACGCCGCGCCCGAATTTAGGGCTTAACCGTGAATAAAAACATTCAGCCAGCTCGTGATCGCGAGCGCGAGATTATGAATCGGGCGGCAAGCGTCATGGCTATGACCGTCGATCCGACCACCGATGCAGCAGGCAACATGATTGCTGACCAGGCAGTAATGATGGAAAACCTGGATAAAGCAATCCAGAAAGTGCCTATGTTTGAAGGCGTAAATCCAGAGGTCGCTCGTCAGATCACTGGTGGGTGGGCTATGTCTCTGCATGAGTATAAACGTCAACATGGTCATTACCCGGCAAGTGACATCCTGGCGAACGCACACATGGCTCTTGAACGCCTGATGACTGAATGTGCCAGTGATACCCATGAAGGCACGGGTAAGGCAATGTTTGAGTCTGTCGCGCAATCAATGCGTAGCTCTGACGGCGTAATGAAAGTTGCTCAATATGCTGCTCTAATTCTGCCTGCCTCTCTGGGCGCTGCTACCAGTGATGCCTGTACTTTTGTTCCTTGTGATCGTGACGAGTCAAATATTTATGAACTGGTCAACGTAGCAGGCACAAAATTCGGCACCTTCAAACAAGGTGACGAACTGAATATGCAGTCAGCTGGTGTTTATTCTCAAATGAAGCGCCTGTATACCCTTTCCACTAAAGGGGATGGCAGCACCAAAACCTTCCAGTTCGACATCCAAAATTTTGAGGGACAATCCTGCCCGCTTCGCGCTGGTTATAACAAACTGCTGATCAACCGCAAACCGTCCAAAGTTGACGACGGCGATGGCAACCTTTATTTCAATGCTAAAGACAGCAAAGGTAATGCTTTCTCAGCGACTGCCAAAGTTGCCTATGACACTGGTGTCATTGACATTACATTTACCCAGGCTCCGCCAGAAGGTACTGAAATTGCTGTTCAGGTCGAAATTAACATCGAGCGCAATCCAAGCCTGATTCCTGTGATCAACCAGGCTATGCGTAAGTACGAAGTTCGTCCGTCCCAGTACGTAATTGCTTCCGAACACACGGTAATGTCCGCATCCGATTTAAGCCGTGAGCACGGCCTTGAATTAGCGGCACTTCAGTTCTCCGCGATGCGTAACTGGATCTCCCATGAAACCGACATCATGCGTCTGCGCACCCTGGTATTCCATACCGTTTATGGTCGTGAATTTGATGTGGCTCTGCCGGAAGCTCAAAACTATGAGTCCTGGGTCGGCCTCCTGCGTCACGTAGTAAACGCTCTGTCTCAGGAAATGGCAAATCGTACCCTGACAACGGGGATTCGTGGCGGCTTTGCTGGTGGTGACGCCGCGAACTTCCTGCGCTCTCTGCCTCCACAGCACTTCCAGATCGCACCAGGTTACGTTCAGTCGCCGTATGTACAGTACATCGGCACCCTGTTTGGCACGATTCGTATTTACGAAGTGCCGCAACCTGTCTGTGAGCAATTCCAGGCACAGGGATATGACTTCGGGCTGGATGACATCTTCTTCTATGGGCGTGGCGAAGGCATCGGTAAAGCCGGTCTGATTGCTGGTGATGCAGTCCCAGCAATCCCTTACGTGCACGAAACCAATCCGTCTCTCGTTAACCGTACCACTCTCTGGGGCAGTGCCATCAACGAAGTGCATCCTCGCAACGGTGAAAACTACTTCACCCGCCTGCGTCTGACTCGTGCCAAAGAAGGTGCTATCGACATGCTGACAGGCAAGGTTAACGAAAAAAAGTGATGGTGGCGAACGTGTCGGTATCACCAACGTCACTTGACGTAGATGAAGGTGAAACTATCGCCGCGAACACTTCAAAGGCACAGAAAAAAACAAAGCAGAAGTAAGGCAAAAACACGCCCCTGAATAAGGGGCGTTCAGGAGAAAAGAATGGCAAACATTCAAGTAACTATCACGCCATCTGACGCAACAGACAAATCTTTCACTGTTGAGTCAGATCACCCTGAAATTGTCCAGGTTGATGGCACTACATGTACCGCTCTTAAGGCCGGGCAGGCAGTGCTGACAATCAAAACAAATGACGGCAATAAAACCGCACAGTGCACAGTCACTGTTAGGGAGGCACCTAAAAGCGTAAGCGCCGTCAGTGTTGAACCAACTACGAAAGAAGTAACCGTAGGCGACAACTTCACGGTAAGCGAATCCTGATCAGAGGCTGCCCATTAACCGTGGGTAGCCTTGCCTCGTTCTCTCGCTTTAGAGGATAAGAACCAGCATGAATAAGATTAGTTTTTCGGTAGGGCAGGCAGCTGGCGTTGCTGTAATGTCAGTCAATGCTGACGCTACCCTCACCAATACCAGCGGTGGCGCTTCCGTCTTTGCTGGGCTTGTAATATCGCGTCGTGGCGCACCGGGTAAGGTACTGAAAGTTGACGATACGACTTATCAAAGCGTATTAGGTTCACCGATTCACCCTCGCCTGGGCGCGGCATTTGAACCATACCGCCACGTGGAGCGTGCAGTAAAAGGCGGTTCTGGATATGTCGTTCGAGTTTGCGCTAAAGACATGAAGGTACCGGGTATTTCTGTTTCCGTTGTGGGCAGAGCAAAAGCGGCAAAGGCGAGTAAAGAACTTTCCGTTGAACCAACTGAAACCACAGTAAATCCAGGTGACACATTAAGCGTTGGTGTTGCTTCAACAGTAACGACTCAATCAGAGGTCTTCACACCAAAAGAGACGCCTCAGATAAAAGGTGATGAGAAAGCATTATTCTTCATCAAAGATGGTGATGCATCTCAAAATCGCACGTTATCACTAACCCGCGATAATGAAGAAAGCGAACTCTTTACGCTGACGCTGAAAGAAAAACAAACTGATGGGTCCATTGAGGTACTGGAAAGCCACCAGGTGTCCTTCAATCCAGAAGGCACTAACGACATGGGCCAACCTGCATGGATTCCGACACTGCTTGAAAGCCAGTCCACTCGCATTGGTGCCGTGCTGGCAGATGATGCAGAAGCATCTGCTGCTCAACTCATTTTTGAGGATGTAGCTTTTGAAGGTGGTACTGATGGCGATCTGTCCACAATTAACACTGAAGACTATCTGGAAGCATTAAAGGTTCTCGAAGCTTCAGAGGTTAATTACACCGCATTGCTGTCACTGGGTTGTTATGACGCATCCGCCTTAGCCGCAATCAAAAAGCTGGCTGAAGATGTTCGCGTAGACATGTTCTATGACCTGAAGGGCAACCAGACACCTGAAAACGCTATTTCAGAAGCGAAAAGCCATAGTTTTGGCGGCTCACATCAACCAAGCCGTTACTACTTCCCGCTTTCCTGCCGAGATACCTTCACTGGGATGAATGTCGTCTATGGCATTAGTTGCGACGCATTCGTAGCGAAAGCAAAAGGAGTTGCGCTGGTACCGGATGTTGGTGGTTGGCATTACGCACCCGCAGGTATATCACGCGCAATTATTGATCGACAGAACATTGCCCGAATTCCAAATATCGGTGCAGTTGATCGTGAAGCGTTCGTTCTTGCGCGCATTAATCCAGTTTCAGTTGCTGCTGACGGGTCCGTTTACATTGACGACTCTTTAACAACTTACAGCAAAAACAACTATCTGCGATTCCAGCATGTGTCTTCCTTGATGAACGCCATCGCCAGAAATTTCTATGACGTAGCTCAGGCGATTAAGCACGAACCGGATGGCATTACCAAAGAAACGCTCATGAAAGCAATGACTGAATTGCTTGACCGTTACGTTGCAGCCGGTGCGCTGGTTACTCCACGTGACAAATCCCAGGGCGAAGATCCATATGTTGTTCAGGTTGTCCAAAAGGACATCGATCTGTGGGAAGTGTCCTGGTCTGTTTGTCCGACCGGTACAGCTCGCCGAATCGTCGGTAAGCCAATTCTGATGCGCTGATTTATAACCCCCCGCTAAATGATGCGGGGGAAAGAGGTTTGAATATGAAAAATTATACTGCTGATCCTTTTATGCGTGCGATTTTCGGTTCTGGCTGCTTTGAAAGCGGTGATAAATCCACGCAGGACAATAATGATAACGCCATGCTGGAAAGCGCAGGACAGAAAGGGAAGGACACTCAACCAAAGCCCAAAGACGACATTGAAACCGCAATGATGGAAGCGGTTGAATCCCGTGCACAAGGTGATATGCGCAGCCTGGCAGCTTCCATGCTTGCTGGTTGGGTTGAAGATGGTGATCCGGAGGCTGACTCATTTGATGCATTAGCAATCACTATGGCTGGTCTGGCTGATATCGATGAAGACACCGATTTCACCGATGAGCAAATCGATGCTTATAACGATGCTCTCGCAGCTCTTGCTGATGCAGCTGTTGCGCTTGGCGCTGATCAGGACGATGTAACCGAAATGATCGACGATGAAGATGACTCAGCTGCCGAACGTGTTTATGACGCTCTTTCCGAAAGCGACACCGACATGATGGAAACAGCTATTGCCATTTACACCGTTGCTGGTGGTGATAGCGCAATGCTGGAAGCGGTACGTAAAAAAGTGGTTCGTGATGGCAAGGTTACCATCATCCGTAAACGCCCGCGTCCTCGCCGCATGACGTCATTGCAAAAACAGGCGCTGAAAAAAGCACGCCGCAAAGCACATACATCCGTAGCGAATATCAACCGCAAAAAATCAATGCGCATTCGCAAAAAACGCGGTTTGTAAGTGACATAGGCCGCCTGCAAAGGTGGCCTCTACCTGGGAGAAATAGCGTTTGATTTGCGGCGCGATAATGCCTGACGGAATAAGTCCGTTAATGAAGGTTTATATCCTCTCTTCAGAGGATATGGTCGTCGGTTATATCGGTGAAGGATCTACCGCAGAACTGTCATCAATGTGGCAATCACCATTTGAAAACCAGTCAGTAGGAGGTTTGCTTGGCGGTATTAGCGCTGCGGCTGGCTCTCTTGCAGATACGCTTCAGACCGCAACCGGCGTAACAACAAAAACCCTCTTCAACTCAATGCTTGTTTGGGAAGGTCAGCAACCGCCTGAATTTAATCTGGTAATTGATTTCATGGCGACAACGAACGCGCAACTTGAAGTGAACGCAGCCATTACAGCATTGCTGAAGATGGAATCGCCGGAACTGAACAATGTAGCGCCATTCGGTCGTCGCCCGGAGACAGTAACGTTAAACATAGGTAGGAACATAGCCCTTACCGACGTTGTTATCAAAAGCGTGAGTTACCAACTGGACGCCCCGCGCACACCGGAAGGCTATTTCACTCATAACACGGTAACCCTGCAATGCAGCGGTAACACATCGATCAACCGTAGCAATATCTCATCTGTTTTTGTGTAGGAGTATTTATGTCCGGTTTTGCAAATACAAAAGCCGATATGGCCTTTCTAAAATCCCGGTTTAATAAAAACCTGGCTGCAGGCGAAAAACTTATTGGTTCTGAATATTGGATGACCATTAAGGGTTACGAACATCTGTCTGTACTAGTTCGTACAGCTCAGTTACCAGAAATGACACGTGAAGATGTGGAGGATTACGCCCCTGGTGGCATGAAATTCAACCAGCACGGACCATTACGCAACTCTGGTGAATTTCAGGTCACATGCGCGGAAACTATCGAAGGCGCAGTTCTCGCCGCTGTAAAACAGATGGTATACGGAAAAGAATATCTGGAAATTACCTTACAGGCGGCGGCTGAATCGAATAGCGGTAACCATAAAGGTCTGATCCGCACATATTCTCATTGCAAAGTGTATTCCGACGCCGTGGACTTCTCATCCGAAGACGTAACGGCGGTCGTTAAACCTTCTCTGCGCATTGTTTACAACTGGGCGGAATAATCCCTATCCCGCCCTTGTGGCGGGAACATCCTTGTTATTGAGTTGTAGGCAACAATGACACCAATTGAATTATTAGAAAGCGTTAAAGAGCGATTTAATCCACTGCTTGTGCGTGAAGAAGAAACGTTGAAAGCATTCCTGATCAAAGCTCTGACCACGTATCAGGACAGGGCAGGGGTAGTGAAAACGTTAAAACTTGAAAAAGCTGGTGGTACTGCAATTCCGTTGCCAGAAGATTATCTCTCTCTGGTTCATGTTACCGACAACAACGGCCTGTTGGTCTATTCGGATGAATTATCCGGATTTATTGAATTAGAGCTAACAGGTTCAGAACGCTGGCCTTTACGAATGCTGTATCTGGTTAACCTACGCGACAGAAAGCTGGATGAATGGCAAGTGCCTCCTGCAATCATTGGAATGCTGGAGGAATATCTAGAGGCGCTTATCAATGTAAGAAATGTCGCTCGGCAGCGTAGAGCGTCCATCGACGGGAAATTTGACTACTCCGATCTGCCCGATGAAGCCACGCTATATGCCCGCGTGCAGGAGATTGAGGAAAAAATGTCCTCAAACCGGGCCATTATTCCGGGGGCTACCATTTTTTAACGCTGGAGGCGCAGAGTGAGTATTTTCAGCAGCGTTGGTAGAACGTTGACCACCGCATTGTCATTTAACACGAAATCATTCACCAGCAACCTCATTAGCGACATTCTTGATAAAGCCATATCAGGCGGCGGGGTAAGCGGGAATTACAGTAGCGATATTGCCTACGGGAAAAATATTGTTGCTGCCGCTATGCGTATCCGTTACGCCCAGGGGTGGCAGTGGACCGTTGAAGTGGATGGTCTGAACGGCTTCGATATGTTCGTGAAGGATATCACCTACAGCAGTGGGAACATCGAGACAGAAAGCAAGGTGATCGGCAGCGTAGAATTCAGCAAGCCAACCTATGTTAGCGCCGGACCGGTCACTATGACCGTGAGGGATACCGAAGATGGCAAGATCATGGACTGGTTCAAAGAGCGTCGTTCTCGTGTAACAAATCCTGATGGAACAATAAACCTTCCTCCTGAATATCTGATGAAAATCCGTGTCTACCGGGTGACTCAGGACGGCGGAAAAGAACTGGAAGAAGAAATGCGCGTATTTCCTACGCAACTTGGGGAAATCACACGCTCACGTGATCAGGTGTCAGAGTTCTTGTCATACCCAATCACTTTCCAGAAATACACATCCGCAGGCTCAGGTGTTTCAGCTTTGGTCAACGGTGCCGCTGGCATGGCTACAAGTGCGTTAAAGGGGGCTGTGAGTGGAGTGATCAAATTCTGAATAGCTTTAATTATGTGTGCTGGAGGGTTGCTCATTTCCCGTCAGCACCCACGCCCTCAACGATAGCGGGTAGGGAAGGTAGCGCAATTTTGAGGGCATTTTTTACATCATTAATCCATCTGTAATGAAGGCATTCTTTACACATTTCAATAATATCAATCAGTTAACACAGTGAATGATAATAAAAAGCGCAATAAGAATGCACGATACGCACGATATTGGTTGAGGGCGATTTTTACATAATCCTTATATATCAATACGTTATATAAAAACACAACTTGCTAATAACAAGATACATGCAATTAAGATGTAAAAATTGCCCTCAATTGCCGATCGTTAAGGGCAAATTCTACACCTTGAGAGGGGTGTAAAAATTGCCCTTAAGACTGCTGATAGGTAAATTTTATCCTGGTAACTTTGCCGCCTTCCGTCACCTCTGAGAAGACTATTTTCATTTTTGTATTTTTTTCAATCTCTGCTACAGCCTTCGTTAAAAAACTTCTCTTAAATTCGGCATACCGCTGATAGCTTTTTGGTAACCCATAACGCTCCCGCATCCATTCGACGCCAAGTATGGCAAAGCCGCTTCCATCATCCTTCCTGTACTGGCATAAGGACTCATAAAGCCGCATAGAATAAGGATTTGTAAGGCGAGATACTTCGGTAAAATTCAGCCTTGTGAATCTCTTATCAAGCAGAGTAAAAAACGGCATGAGATATGGATTAAGATGAATAATGTAAGTCCCGCGCCGTGGTGAATAGGCATCCTTAATCATCCAAGGATAAGACTCATAACTGTCTTCTGATTCGGTCGATTCATCAGGGTTATATATCGTAACTTTCTTCTCGCTAAGACCTGAAATGGCCTTACGAATATCCTTGCTGGCTTCAGCAGAGGGCAAATTATACATCTCTGCATATTCGTTGACCGTCAACTCACAGGCACCTGAACCAAGAACGCCATCCTTAGAAGCATAGCGAAGTCTTCCCACCACAATAAACAACAGTCGCTTTTGGTCGCGAGTCAGGTGATAAGCAGCCTCCGTGATCTCATTGGCTTGTGCCAAACTACGACTAATAGGTGTCGCTGACTCAATCAGGCTGACGGCTTTTGCTGTTAATTCCGCTCTGTTCATAACCCTGTGTGATCCTTCAAATGGTGAGGGCAATTTTTACATCACTTTGAGGGCAATTACTACACCTTTTGAGGGCAAATCTTACACCTTCTGAGGGCAAATCTTACACCGATCGTATCTAATTGAGGGCAAATCTTACACCAGACTCCTCTACAGCCCGCGCCACTGCTGGCTCCAGCGACGCCTAAAAAGGATCTAAAAAGGATTAAAAATGGAAAAAGGTTTATAAAAATACTCTGTGGATATGTGAGTAGCGTCACTTAAGGTGTAAAAATCACCCTCAATAATCGCTTCTCGACCGGCAAAGATCTTCATTCAATCCCCATCGCAAATCACACACTCCCTATCCTCTGGAAAATGAACAGATACCTGCTTTTCGGAGGAATAATTGAACATTCCAAAATTTCCATTGCCTTCCCGTCCTGAGACAGAAATTCAGTTCCACGCCCCTACCGTGAAGGATGCGCTGAAATATTCTGACCTGAACCCGGCAGAAGATGAGGCAACTACTACAGAGTACCTTAACTCTATGCAGGATGGTGAAATTAACGACAGTGCTAACTGGACAGTTCAGGATCGCAGAACTGCTCTTTGGTGGATATTTGTTAATTCGCGCCCCGATGCAGTAATGACCTACTCCTATGAGTGCAGTCACTGCGGTAATACGCATCATGCAGATATTAACCTGAGCGACCTAGCCCAAACAGTAGAAATACTCACTGTACCTCCTTACGTGAAAACCAACGTACCAGTAAATGGAGTACCAACTGACTGGATACTTAAACCGTTAACCGGAAAAGGCGCGGAACTCCTTGAACGAATGCGAGCGTCGCTTCCTGATATGAAAAGCCCCGAATACAGTGCTGGCGTGGCACGGATGCGAATTGCTGAACTCGCTTTATGCACGGCGCTTGAAGACGATCCGGAGGACTTCACGCAGGCCGCTAACCGACGCTTTGACATCATTGAAAGCATGGCGCTTGAAACCGAATTTACTCCGCTTGTGGCTCGCATACAACTTATGCAAAAAGACCTACGCCACGGCCTGAAAATGTCTATTGAGAGAGGCTCAAGCCGACTGATCCTGCCTCCGCAACATTGCAAAAACGCTAAGGAGGGTGCAGATGTGACAACCACACTGTACGTCCCCTTTCTCAATAGAGAGTTTATCCCATCAATTAGATCTGAATGGATGGCTAACCATTATTAACAACCTGACTCTATATGGATATCAGCCCGTTAGCGACGTTGAACAATTACCGCAATGGCGAGCACTCCATATGTCAAAAGCCCTGGAAGAAAAATACAAAGCTCAAGCCGGGAAACGTTGATCGCGCTGGCAAAAGAGAGGTTATTTTGAAAGAGAATAAAGACCGTATCGCAATAATTGACGCTATTCAGGGGGCGAGCACAAACGAACTTAAGGCTCTTGCTGAGATCAAAAACGCCATTCTCTCTGATAGAGGGTCTATAACTCAACTTGGTGAAAATCAAGGTAAAGTAAGTCAAAGACTATCCCGTAGACGCATAGCAAGCGAACCCTATGTCTCTGGTGATGCCAAGAATACCCAAGCTAACCCATATATAAAACGCCTTCCGATGAAAAAAGGGAGGACGCAGGTCAACAACGGAGAAGAACGTCTCATTGTTGCAACCAACACATCAGAGCGCGTTCATTTTGCGTCATCACGCCAGTCCGCCCAAAAGTTGAAAGGTTCTGTGCCAGTAGCCGCTAATTCTGCTCCTCTTGAACCACAATCCCCCCAAAGCCAAAAAGGACCGCTTCGGGATAGTAATGGACGCTTTGTATCCCAGAAAAACAACGAAGATATAGCCAGAAAAAAAGAATGGCAGAACGCACGTAAGGCCGACGCCAAACTACAAGAAGGCTTCCTCCGGAAATTAGGCTCCATTATAGGGGTAGATGGCAATCAGTCTTCCAGTGAAGAGTCTTTAACAGATGCCGCAGGTGTCGGCGCTGGTGGTCCGTTGTGGATGGCTGCTCGCGGCATGTACGACATTACTAAAGAGATCACAGGTAAAGCAGAATCTCTTAAAGAATGGGTAGAAAAGGGGAAAGGTGAGGCTTTATCTTCGAAAGCGACATCACCAGCTATCACTTATCCGGCGGTGGTGAATACTCAAAAAGCAACCTCTGCAACAGCATTTAATAATGCTGTTGAGACAAAATCAGCACAAGCAGTAGAAGAGCAAACAAAAATTCTTCAGACCAATGACAACAAAATAATTGATGGTCTGGAAAATGTCTCCGACGAAGTAGTTAAGCTACGCAAATCAGTATCTTCTGGGAATAAGTTCGGCTTAAGTGATCTCTGGAGAAATCGAGCAAGCAGAAGAAATAAAATCAATATTGGCGATCAGGCTGGTAAAAATAAACGGAACAAACCGAAAAGGAAAGGTCGCAATCTGGGGAAAAAAGCCCTTTCTGTTGGTGAAAAAGCCGCTGCCGGAACCGCTGCTGCTGGAGCTGGTGCCGGAGCTGCAAAGACTGTTAAAACAAAGGTTAGTAAAGCCAAAGACATCAGCACCACAAGCGACGCATCTAAGGGTATTGCTAAAGAAACAAAAAACACAGCAAAGGCAGTTAAGCCAGCAGGTGTTGTTGCCGAAGAGGCCACAATTAAAACAGGTGAAACTGTTGCAAAGAAAAAAACCGAATCCGTAGCCCTCAAAAGTGCTGCAAAAATAGGTGTTAAATCAGCTGCTTCTACAGCTGCAAGAGCTATCCCGATCATCGGATCGCTGGCTATGGCGGGATATGACGCTATAGATGGTTACACTGATACAGATGCGCAAAAGGCAGCCTTTGGATTAAGTGACGATGATGCTGTATCCGAACAGCAAAAAACGGCTTACGCAACAGCTAATGTGCTCGATATGGGGGGCTTGGTGTCGGGCGCAACGAACTTGATAGGGAAAGGAATTTCTGCGCTAGGATTTGAAAGAGCAGGTGAAAAACTTCAGAATTTTGATACCGGAGATATTGCTCGTGGTGTTAACGGCGCGGTAGATATCACCAAATCTGTTTTTGGTAACCTTAAGGATACATTTTTATCCACTGACGAAAACACGAAACAAGTAAAAAAAGCTGTTGAAGACGGCACAAAAAAAACTGTCGATGCGATTCATTCTCTTGGTGAACAATTACAAGGTGGGCGTAATGGCGAGGATGGAGTTGGTGAGCACGGGTATACTTCTCCAACTGAATTTAGTGCACCTGCCAACAACACCATTGCAGCGGATCTGAATATTGGCGGCAGCAACGCTAAAAACCGCAATTACCGAAATAATAATCTCGGCAATCTTGTTTTTGCCAACCAGGAAGGGGCGACGCTGGAATCGCCAAATGCAAAAGGTGAACAACGTTTTGCGCGATTTAACACACCTGAAGAAGGGATCAGGGCACTGGCAAACCAGGTTTCCAGCTATTACAACGGCACCAGTGCCGCAGCGGGATATCAGAAGTTACAGACGGTATCCAGCATCATTTCAAAATGGGCACCGCCAAATGAGAACAATACTAACCAATATATTGATAACGTCAGTAAATATCTTGGTGTATCGCCTAATGAAAAAATAGATGTCAGCAAACCAGAAGTTATGACGCAATTAGTTCGTGCAATTGCGACGAAAGAAGGCGGAAATCCGGCAGTTAATAATGAGTTCATTAAGAACGCACTTGGAGCATTTAACACAAACACTGGTCGATGGGAGGGACAATTCTCTGACGAAACATTGGCGCGGATTAATAAAATTCAGAAAGAAAATGGTGGTCAGCTAATTGCCCGCGATTCGCAATATAGTGTTGGTCGCAAGGTAAAATATGCTAATGGAAAATCTCCAGCTCAACCAGTTTTGAATGCCGTTCCGACAGCAACACAACAGCCAATTGAGGTTGCACAACATGCCCAGGCAGTCAAAAAGCCACAAAAAACAGGTAACCAACCACAACCGATTAATCCAGAGAACGCTGATGTTAATACCGGCTCTCCATCGAGTTTGCTTGAGCGGTTAATCACAATAAATGAAAGCGGAATCAGTGGTGCAAGTAATTTATTTGGCGGCGCGGCTACCAGCCTTGCTGGAACAAGTCTGGACCTGGTAAAGGATTTTGCGTTAGCTACTTCGTTTGGTTCTATATCTTCGCTTTCCGAAAAAGCGAAAGGAATGGATCAGGCTCTTACTGAAAAGATATCCAGCTTAACCGGTAAATCTTTTGGATTTAAAAAAGCTTCTCAAGTGGCTGATATCGCAACAGCCATACAACAAAAACGCACTGTTAATCACGATACAGAAATCATTGATCTACTTCCGGGAGATCAAGTATCCCCTTCTACTCCGAAAACTCCACAGCAGGAGCAGGCTCTGGCAATCAACCAGGCTATGGAGGGCTTTTCGTCTGCAGCGCCAGCACCGAAAACCCCACAGCAGGAGCAGGCTCTGGCAATCAGCCAGGCTATGGCGGGCTTTTCGTCTGCAGCGCCAGCACCGAAAACCCCACAGCAGGAGCAGGCTCTAGCAATCAACCAGGCTATGGCGGGAGCTGCGCCAGTAGTTACCTCTGGAAAACGAACTATCACGGCACCAAGTGATGTGCAGATTTATGACAACGGCTACAAGGTGGTTACAGGTGAGGATAAGAGCTTCTTTGGTTCGCTATTTGATTCCACGGTGTCAGGGCTTAAACAGACAGGAACCGCAGTAATTCCTGCCGTTGGCGATAACCTTTCACGACTTGTTGGGGGGATTGATAGTACAGGGATATTGAACGATCTTGTAATGCAGTCTACTGGGCAGAATAGTGCGATTGCGCGAGCTATTAGCCCATTAACAAGAAATGTTGGAGACTGGTTGAATGGGGGGATTCAACAAACCGCTAATAGCATTAGGGGAATAGCAACTGGTGCCAATAACGCCATATTTGGCTCTGCTTCAGCTGTGCAAGAACCTTTTCTTGCTATGCCGCCACAACTCCCTACTGTAACCGATCTCGCACGAAGCGGAATAAGACAACCATTAACTACTGACACTATAAATAACGATCCTGCTATGTTGAAGGCGCTGGATAACATCTGCTCTATCCTGAACGATCTGCTGAATGTGAACAAGAACAATACAAAAGGCGATCCGGATAATGTTGTCAAAACATCGCAGCCGCAGCCGCGACCACGTGCGAGCACAACTATTAATGACCAGTCGCTGGATGCTCTGCTTGAGGATTAATACTGATGCTTTACGAAATAGACGCAAGACTTCAAACGAATGAGAGCGGTGTCATTATTGCAGAAGGAAGTACCGCAGCATGGATGGCCCGACTTGACGAGTGGCTACGAACCCCTGAAGGGAGTGTTTATGGTTTACCCTCTTGGGGGAGCCCAATGGAAGAATTTAAGCATGAACCATTCGGCTCTGAAACTTCGCACATAGTTGAAGTGGCTATTGAAGGGAGAATGATGAAAAAACTACGACAAGACTTGCCAGGTTTGGATGTGCAGGGGATTCGTTGCACATCAATTTCTGAAGATTCTTTATTAATTAGTTTTTATGCGAAAGGTGGGAGCATGGATATTGTTATGCAGAAATCAAGTGGGGTGGGCGCGTGACGATTACAGAATTACTGGACAAATTTAACGCTAAGTTAAATGAAAACACATGGTGGTCACGATTTGTAAATAGTCAGTTTGTGCAGATGCACGCTATATTCGGATCACAGCTTATTTATATTGCCCGTACATTTGCAAGCCGCGGCCTCACTGAGGGACTTATTTCAACGGCTACGCGCCGCTCAAGTATTTTAGCGGTTGCTGAAGACCGTAGCTACGTAGGGCGATTTGTTAGTGCTTCATACGGAACAACGTCTATAACCAATAAAACTGATCGGGATATTACATTACCAGCCGGGGCTGAATTGCTTGCCAATGACCAAACACCTTTGGCAATTATTAACAGTGTTGTAATTCCTGCTGGAGGAACTGTTTCTGGCGTAGAAACTAAACAGCATGAAGCTGTTAGCGTTACATTTGATATTGAGAAGGAAACTTTATTTCTGACATTGTTGCTTTCCAGAGAGTTAACAAAAGAAGTCTCTAGCCTGGATGTTTATGTTATTACAGATGGCGTAGAAGAAAAATGGACATATAACCCATTATTTAGAATGTCCAGAGACAAGAGTAAGCACTATTCATTGGCATATAAACCTACAGAACAACTTGGAGTCAAGTTTGGTGATGGTTCTATGGGTATGATGCCTCCAGCAGGCTGTCAGGTTCGAATCGATGTTATGGCTAGCCTTGGCGACTATACTTTGGCTGAAGGACAAAAGTTAGAACCGGCTGGAAATATCGCTCAATATGTGGAGTCACTTGAGTTTAAAACTGATTCGATCATTACCGGTGGTAGTGGTATGGAAACTACAGAAGAAACTCGAAATCGTGCTCAGTATTATGTTGCATACGATGAACAAGTGGTATGGGGCGGTGATTATCGCCAATTCATTCAGAATGTTGTTCATGGAACTTCATGGTTGAACGTTTGGGGCGAAGCGTTACAAGAGAAAATAACTGGGTTTGACGTTCGAAACATCAACAAAATTTTCTTTTGCGGACATAAGCCGGGTGTAAGCCAGGCTCAGCTAAAATCAGAAATACTGAAAGCTCTAGAGAATGTTCCAAATGAGTTGAACAAGCGGTTCGAGTATGTAGATACAAATGAACAGCCATTTACTATAAATTTTACAGGTATTGCACGTAAAAATGTTCTGATAGACGACGCTCAAAATGCTATTAAAGCAGCATTGGAAGATAATTTTGGTCGTGATTCGTCATCATTTAGTTTATTACTACAGAGTGATGATGATTCTCAGCAATGTTATGCACAGGTAAAAGTTAAAGATATTTGGCGAGTAATAGAATCGCTGGATATGTTTCTCTCTTATGACATAACAATACAAAATATGAAAGATGCAGTTTACTTTAATGACTTCATTTATCTTGACGTGAAATCTTCCACGTTCAGCATTTCTTACCCGTAATGAGGTTAGCATGAAAGATAATTGGCTTAAGGAACGATTAACTAAAGTAAAGCAGGATTCACATCTCTGGAGTGCCTTTATAGACGCTTTACAGGATGTCTGGAATGAGGCAGTAGAACCAATATTAACAAGAATAAGTAACAGAAAATCCTTCTTCACTATGGACAGTGAGGATATGGATGCCCGCATTGCTGAATACGGGCGTTTTTTCGTTATCACTGAAAAAGATAATGCCCGTAGGCCAATGCTTCTGGCGCAGCGTTTAGATGAAGTGCACTTTAAAGGTACTATCTTGCCTATTGAGCAGACATTCTGGCGTGAATTCGGTTGTATTCCTGTTAGTTGGGAACCGCTGTATGCACCTGTAAATATAGAAAAACACCCCTATGGTTCATATTTTGCGACCGAAATAGAAATACCTACGGCACAGGCTCAATTCGGTGAGTTCTTCCTGACATCAAGGGGGCTGGTCGTTGTTGATCAGAACAAGCTATATCGCTCATATGGAGAGCAGGATAAAGAAGCCGCTGTGCAGAAATTGTTATCTGACTTCGAAACAGTAATAGCCCCTTTGTTGCCATTGCATATTGTTTTTGATGGCGTCTCGTTTCGGCTTAGTGCTGTATTCCCTGAAGTGGCAGAAATACTAAATTGCCTGTCTACGGATGTTTCGGTAATTGAAGGTGTTTATGTTACTGAGAGTATGGCTGATATGCTATCCCGTAGTGATACCTCCTGCCAGGTAAACAATATTTCTCTTAACGCCATACCGAACAGAACGGCAGAAAAGCAATTACATCTTGATGTAACCCCACTCGATGCGTGGCCTTTGGATTACCACCTTCAACCTGTTTAATAATTCTTCCCCCAAATGCGGGGGAAGAACAACGGAAATCACAAACTGAGCATACTCTCCTTTGGTTCATTGCTTATGAAGGGGCTATGTTCGTATGGCTGAAAATTTAAAGGCAAGAGATGGTAACCGCCTGTATAAGGCGCAATTGCTTTCCTACTATTATTCACGCCGCGCTGAGTCGGCGATCGGCAAAGGTGCGCGTTTTGTTATCTCTAAGGCGTATTGGTGCAAATCTAGTCTGGTAACTGCTAATGGTGCAGGAGGCTGGAATATAGCGGACATTCCACTCGATTTTAAATTGAGTAACGCTCAACAGTTTGCTGTGTCCGATCTGATATTGTCCAGTGTGGATGGGATTATCACTATCAATGCAGCCTTCCCTCAAGAAAGAATGCCGGATAACACGCCTTACGACTTTAACACGCTTGTGCTTGTGGATGCTGAGGAACAGGCTTTTGCTGTGCTTTGCACCCAGCAAGACACCCTCTATAAAGGTAAACGTTACAGTATTCTCATGACAATCGAGCAAGTTGAGGGTTGATTATGGGTGCTGATAAAACGAACAACATAATGACACTATCCTCTGGTGTCTCACAGCCGTTGCTTGCTGATGTTCAATATTTCGAACTCTATAGTAGTTCGGCTCTTAACAGAAAACTTAAAAATATTGTTTTGCCGGGCTTTTACTGTGGATTTGAACCGGTTCCCGGCACAGGGTTGAGTGTCCGTATAACTTCTGAAAACTCAGAAGGTAAAGGGGCTGCTTCAGTAGATGTAAATAATGTTCAGATATCCGTTCAGCAAATAGAAGATGTGACTGTCTCGGTAAAGGCAGGGGCTACCAACATTATTGTGCTGGAAGCCAATTTTGAACATGGTGTAAAAACGACACAGGTAGATAGCGCATCTTCTGTCAGTGCTGCAAGAATTTACGCGCGTACGGACAATACTATTGGGCAGAATCAAATTGAATTATGTCGAGTTATCGTGCCTAGCGGCGCAACGGCTGTGACTAAAGAAATGATTGTGCTTAAATACCGGGTTAACCGTGCTGTTGGTGTCGAATTCTCTAATGAAATAAGCAGTACAGAAGAAAGAAAAGCGGCTACACCTCTGGCTGTCAAAACTCTCCATGATTTGGTTGATACAAAAGCCCCGATCAACAGCCCGAATCTGACAGGAACGCCAACAACACCAACAGCGCCACAGGGGACTAATAATACCCAGATCGCAAGCACGGCTTTCGTTATGGCCGCGATTGCCGCACTTGTAGATTCGTCACCTGATGCACTTAACACTCTGAACGAACTGGCCGCCGCGCTTGGTAATGATCCGAACTTTTCCGCGACAGTGACTCGCCTGATTGGAGAAAAAGTTGCCAAAGATGGCGACACCATGACAGGTAAACTTAATCTGCCGCAGACCTCTGCATTCGGCATCAATACCAACAACAGACTGGGGGGGAACTCTCTGACGCTGGGCGATCACGATACCGGAATTAAACAGGAAGGAGACGGCGTATTGTCCGTGTTCGCCAACGGCCAGCGTGTGTTCCTTTTCACGGAAAGAAGTATTACCTCATTAAAAGAGCTTCTGATAGGGGATGCACGTTATAGCACCGGTGGTGATGTGTATGGCAGTCAGTGGGGAGACGGTTGGTTGAGTTCCTGGTTAAGTGCTCGCTTTGCAGAGTGTGCCAACGCCAGCCATAACCACCCTTGGAGCCAGATTACCGACGTACCAGCAGCCAGCCTCACTCAGAGCGGCATTGTACAACTTAGTAGTGCCATCAACAGCACTTCTGAAACATTAGCTGCAACTCCAAAAGCGGTTAAAGCTGCATACGATCTAGCAGCCGGAAAGGCACCATCCAGTCATA